CCGAAACTAACGTACGAGAAAAAATTCAGCAGGATAATCTAAAGTTATTAGACGAAGAATTTTTACCTTTTGAAGTAAACTCTGGTGATGATCACCATCATGTTAGTGTACGTGAGCTGTCCAGTCGCTCATTTGATCGTTGGCTCCTTTCGGAAAATGATTAGTTTATAAATAACTGTAATTGTATCTAATAAGGAGCTTCAAGATGGCGTTTCAAGTCAGTCCGGGTGTTAATGTATCAGAGATTGATCTCACTACAGTAGTACCAGCAGTATCCACCACAGAGGGTGCGTTTGCTGGTGTGTTTAAGTGGGGTCCTGTAGAGCAGAGTATTCTAATTGAGTCAGAAAATGAGTTAGTATCACGTTTTGGCAAGCCCGACGATACAAACTTCGAGACTTTCTTTACCGCTGCTAGCTTTCTAGCGTACGGTAACAAGCTATTCGTTGTTAGAGTTGCTAACACGCAGCTGACAGCAAGTGCTTATGCAGGTGTTAACGCCACCGCTACAGTAGCTAACGTTGGTACAAATTCAGTTAAGAATCTTGACGATTATCAATCCCGTAATAGCTTTGACGCAAACTGCACGTTTATTGCAAAGTATCCAGGTGCTACAGGCAACTCACTACGTATTTCACTTTGCGATTCAGCCGTTCAGTTCTCTGCAAATGCTTTCTCAAACACGATTGCAGCTGTTGACGTACCCTCACTATCTACAACATTCGTTGTTGGTACAAATACTGCTACAATGCAGACAAACAACCCAACAGATGCAGGATTATACAGAGCCGCTGTACCTAATAATACAATTTTAAGAGTAGGTAATAGTGCTCTAGGGTTTCAAGATCTAAAGATTACTACTACCTCACTAGATGGTTCAAACGTACTAATTAACTTCTCATCAAATTACAGACTATCTGTAAACGTAGTAGCAAACTCCACAACTGTTGCTAACTCACTCGCTACAAACGGCGTAGCAGTAACACGCAACTGGGAATTTTACAGAAACGTAGATTCAACACCAGGTACTTCCGATTATGCAGCTGCTCGCGGTGGTGTAGGTGATGAGGTACATGTTGTAGTAGTAGATGAAGATGGTGTAATTACTGGTGCACCTAATACAATTCTTGAAGTATTTCCAAATCTATCAGTAGCTACTGATGCTCAGCTGAGTGATGGTACTTCTCTATATTACGCTAGTGTATTAAATGAGCAGTCCAATTATGTTTGGTATGCAAATGCATTTGATAGAGCTTCTGATACGGCTGCCAATATTACAGCAGCGACTAGTACTCTACCCTTTACACAGTCTTTCAGATCTGGTTCAAGTAGTGAGGCGGAGTCCAACGTAGCCATTTCAGTTGAATTGGCAGGTTATAGCAAGTTTGTATCAGCAGAAGATATTGATATCTCTCTTGTACTATCTGGTCGAAGCGTTAGTGGCGCGGTTAAGGCTAACTGGATTATTGACAATATTTGTGAGGTAAGAAAGGATTGCATCGCATTCATCTCCCCTCCCAAGTCAACTGTTGTTAATAACCTAGGTGAAATTACAACCGATCTCGTTAACTTCAGAAATAGTATTACATCAACATCTTATGCTGTTATCGATTCAGGTTACAAGTATGCATACGACAAGTACAGTGATGTATATCGCTATGTACCACTAAACGGTGACATTGCCGGTCTAGTAGTACGCACGGATACAACAAGAGATCCTTGGTACTCACCTGCAGGTTTCAACCGTGGTATTATCAAGAACGTTGTTAAGCTAGCTTATAATCCCAGCAAGGCTGATCGTGATATTCTTTACAAGAACGGTATTAACCCTGTAGTTACATTCCCTGGTCAGGGCACTCTACTATACGGTGACAAGACTGCTCTTGCTAAGCCATCTGCTTTTGATCGTATCAATGTAAGACGTCTATTCATTACACTTGAGAAGGCCATTGCAACTGCTGCTAAGTTCACACTCTTCGAGTTTAACGATGAGTTTACTCGCGCGCAGTTCCGTAATCTAGTTGAGCCTTTCCTACGCGATGTACAGGGCCGTAGAGGTATTTACGACTACCGTGTAGTTTGCGATGAGACAAATAATACAGGGGAAGTGATTGATCGTAATGAGTTTGTAGGTGACATCTATATCAAGCCAGCGAAGAGCATCAACTTCATCCAGCTAAACTTTGTAGCTGTAAGAACTGGTGTAGAATTCTCCGAGATCGTAGGCCAATTCGGTTAATAAATAGAATAAGGTAGGAGATAAGCCATGGCTTTTAATATCGAAGAAATTAGATCGCAGTTAACTCTAGGAGGAGCGAGACCATCGCTCTTCCAAGTAACCATTACTAACCCAATAAATAGTATAGCTGATATCAAGACCCCCTTTATGGTGCGCGCCTCGCAGGTACCTGCGTCAACATTAAGCGTTGTACAGGTACCATACTTTGGACGTACAATTAAGTTAGCAGGTACACGTACATATACTACTTGGAGTGTAAACGTTATTAACGACGAAGACTTCCTAGTACGTAACGCTCTTGAGCAGTGGTCGCATGCAATTAACTCAGCTAGAGGTAACCTTCGCACTGTAGGTACTGCTAGCCCATTACTATATAAAGCAACAGCAGAGGTTACTCAGTTTTCAAAGACTGGTGCTCCTGTTCGTACATATAAGCTAAATGGTGTTTTCCCAACGAATATCGAAGCTATGGGCCTTGATTGGGGTCAGACAGATCAGATTCAAGAGTTCGGTGTAGCTTTTGAATATGACTACTGGGAAGTATCAGGTGGAGTTACAGGTAACGCAGGCGGCCTGTAAAATACATATTTTAGTTATTAGATTATTTGGAGTGATATAATTTGGCTCGTTTGTTTGGTTTTGAAATTAAAAGACAAAAACCTGATGAGGAGGCACGGTCATTCGTGCCTCCTATGGATGAAGACGGGGGCGTAGTATTAACCCCTGGTGGATTCTATGGATCGTATGTTGATCTAGATAACGCAGCTAAAACTGAAACAGATCTAGTTACTCGTTACCGCGACCTCGCTCAGCAGGCTGAAATTGAAATGGCAGTCGATGAGGTTACAAACGAAGCTATATGTGCCACCCCAGAAAATCACATAGTAGGTATTGTTCTAGCTGACGTTGAGGCTTCGGATAGAATAAAGTCTATTATTGAAGATGAGTTTGAGAATGTAATGAGGCTTCTTAGCTTCAATAGTAGAGCATATGAGATTTTTCGTAACTGGTATATCGATGGTAGATTATTTTACCACGCTATTGTAGATGATAAAGCTCCTCAAGAAGGTATTAAAGAGCTTCGTTTTATCGACCCCCGTAATATTAAAAAGGTTAAAGAGGTACGCCCTCCAAAGATCTTAACCAAGCTCGATAATGAAACTATCAAGTCAGTTAATATTGCTGAATACTTCGTATATACGACTAGAGGATTTGATACAAAAGATTACAATCCTCGACAAATGCTTAAAATTGCAAAAGATTCAATAGTTTATGTAACGTCTGGTCTAGTTGATAAGACTGGCCAGATGGTTCTATCACATCTCCATAAAGCTGTTAAGCCTATGAATCAGCTTCGTATTATGGAAGATGCCACTGTTATTTACCGTATTTCACGTGCTCCAGAACGCCGAGTATTTTATGTAGATGTAGGTAATCTGCCTAAGATGAAGGCAGAGCAGTATCTACGTGATATGATGGTTAAGCATAAGAATCGTCTAGTTTATAATGCTGAAACAGGTGATATGAGAGACGACCGTAAGTTTATGACTATGGTTGAAGACTACTGGATGCCGCGCCGGGAGGGTGGTAGAGGTACTGAGATCACCACTCTAAAGGGTGGTGAGAATCTAGGGGTAATGGAAGATGTTCTTTATTTTCAAAAGAAGTTATATCAAGCGTTAAATATTCCCGTATCAAGACTATATCCCGAGACTCCTTTCTCTTCTGGTAATATTAATGAAGTATCTAGAGAAGAGATAAAATTCTTTAAGTTTGTTCAAAGGCTTCGTTTACGTTTTTCCTCTCTATTTACTAGTGTTCTTGAGAAAAATTTAATGCTCAAGAATATTATGACTTATGAAGAGTGGGCAGCGATAAAGGATAGTATTCGTTACGACTTTGTTATCGATAATGCCTTTGCTGAAATTAGAGAGAATGAAGTACTTAAGCAGCGTATTAATATGGCCAGTCTAATCGACCCTATGATTGGACGTTACTACTCTGAAGAGTATGTTCGTAGATTTATTCTAAAGCAACACGATCAAGATATTGAGCAGATAGATAAGCAGAACGCTGATGAATTTGATAGGGTAGCGGAGAGAAGAGTTAAGCAAGCTACAGTTGATGGTGAAGTACAGTTAGCGCAGCAAGAAGCTTCTACTCCACAACAGCCTGAGCAGCCCGAACAACCTTCACAAGAAACTGAACCTGGTACTGAAAGTCCTCAGGCGTCTAGCCCACAAGGCGACGAGTTACCTGAGTTTCTTAAAAACCGCTAAATATATAAAATAAGGAGTACATATTATGGACCAGACACCAGCTGATGTAGTTGATTTTGCATCAACACAAGACGCCGCTAAGTTTGTTGATGCGGTAAATAGTATTTTAAATCGCAAGGCATCAGAAGCCATTGGAAATCTTCGCAATGAGGTAGCTAGTAAAATTATCACGCCCGAGGAAGATTCTAATGAAGACGTTTAAGCAACTAGTTTCAGAGATTTACGACTACCCGCCCACCACAGCGGGTGAGAAGAAGTTTATCGATATTCATAAGACTAGTGTAATGGATTACCCAGTAAAGAATGATCACGGACTACCATTCCGTGACGATAGAATTAAGCCGCCGGGCCCTCACCAGAATAAGCCTGCTTCCTATGATCCTCCTAAGGAACCAACGCAAGTATATAAGAAGACGAATGAAGATATCGATCTAACTGAACTACTAGGTATCGATGCTTCTCAGATTAGTGAAGATGGTCTTTTTGAATCCAACGATATGCTTTCACTTCTAGCTGTTGTTGCCGATACTGATACTACTTCAGAGATTTTCTTTGAGGAGAGCGAAGAGGGTCTAGTAATTGATAAAGAGATTGCCGAGCTACTACTTCATGTTTATAGTGAACTAGACGAAGAAGATCAAGCCGCTTTTGAAGCAGCCCTTACCGAATCCAACGAAAGTTTTGATCGCGTAGTTGATCTATGCATTGAAGCTCTAGAGGAAGAAGACGTAAACGAGGAAAAGCACGTATTTCACGTACACATGCCTGCTGATGATATCAGAGGGCATAAGATGGTGGACGATAAAACAAGTGAGCCCGTGGGTGCTAAGCCAAAAGGTACCAGACTAAAAATTACCGTGCCGGGCTCTAGTAGAAATGAAGCTACAAACAAAGCTGCAAAGTACGTAGCCAAGAATTACGGCACAAATGTTAAGTTTACTTACGCTGGTAAAGTGACTGAGGAGCTTAATGATGAACATAATTAAAGGTTTAGGGGCTCAAATTTCACTTACTACAGCCAATACTGTGAGTAATGCTGTTTGTGTTTATCTGGGTGCTATTAACGCTGCTGTAATTACAGTAGCTAATACTGGCGGTACAATTAGTTCATTTACTATCCCAGCTAATCAGTACATTTTTGTTCAGAAGAATCCAACAGATACTATCGCAGCAAATGTTGCTGTAGCAGCTACACCAGCAGCGTTCAGAGGCTAAAATGAAGTTATTTACCGAGTTAAACGAACAGGTTAGTTTTATAACCGAACTAGAAGAGACCGGAAAGAAGTCCTTTTATATTGAAGGGGTATTCTTACAGGGTAATGTCAAGAACCGAAATGGTAGAGTATACCCTGTACCTGTTCTTGAGAAAGAAGTCTATCGTTATATGAAGGAAAATGTTGAGAATAATCGCGCATATGGCGAGCTTGGACACCCAGATGGTCCAAATATTAATCTTGAGCGTGTATCTCATATGATCAAGAATCTTCGTAGAGAAGGTGATGATTTTGTCGGTAAAGCCAAGATTATCGATACTCCCTATGGTATGATTGTTCGTAACTTATTAGCTGAAGGTGCTGGTATCGGTGTTTCATCGCGCGGTATGGGTACCCTAAAACCTAATAAAGAAGGTATTATGGAAGTACAAGATGACTTCCGCCTTGCTACAGCAGCAGATATTGTTGCTGATCCTTCCGCTCCTAATGCTTATGTTCGTGGTATTATGGAGGGTGCTGAGTGGGTGTTCGACTCAGTCTCTGGTAGTTGGAAAGTTCAAGAACTAGTTCATGAAACAAGAAAGGCAGGTAAGATCTTGTCTGAAGAACAGAAGCTTAGAGTATTCAATAAAGTACTTTCTAATTTAGTAAACAAATAAATAAACGTAAGAATTCGGAGGAATAATTAATGCCTAAGTCTAAAAACGTAGAAGACTTTGTGGATGACACAGCTGAGCTCGATGAAGCTACAGCTGCTGCAGCCACACTTGCGCCTGAGTCAATGCCAGCTGATGGTAAGTCAAAGGCCGGTATGATGGCTGATGTAATGGGTGCTATGAATGGAATGAAGAAGTCAGAGCTTGTAGACTTCTTTAATGCTGCTATGGCGCAGTTCGGTCCAAATAAGTTCCCCGGCTCTGACGTAACGGATAAGTCAGCCCAGAATATGGCTTCGATTAAGGCCAAAGGTTCTGTTAAGGAAGACGTTGAAGAGATGTTTGACGGCGAAGAGATCTCAGAAGAGTTCAAGACAAAAGTAGAGACAGTATTTGAAGCTGCTGTTGGTGCTCGCCTTGAAGTCGAGACAGCTCGCATTGAAGAAGAGTTTGAAGATAAGTTCAATATTCTTGTAGAAGAATATAAGGAAGAATTGACCGAGAAGGTTGATGAATATCTTTCTTATGCTGTTGAGCAGTGGGTTGTTGAAAACAAGATCACTCTAGAAAATGGACTAAAGCTTGAGATCTTTGAGAACTTCTTTACTGGTCTAAAGAGTCTATTCGTAGAAAATAATGTATCAATTCCTGACGAGGAGGTTTCACTCGTTGGTGAACTACAGTCTAAGGTTGATCAATTAGAAGCTCGCGTAAACGAGGAAATTGAAAAAAATATTAGCCTTTCTAAGGTTAATGAAGAACTCGAAAGAGAGCAGACATTCAGAGATGTTTCTGAGGGTTTAGCGGTTAGTCAGGTAGAAAAGCTAAAGACACTATCAGAAAATATTTCTTTTAGTAGTATTTCTGAATACGGTAAGAAGCTTGTTACTATTAAGGAAACTTACTTCTCCAAGAAGACATCTAACGCTGTTTCTGAGGAAGTAGTTGGTGTTGATGAGTTGAATGAATCAAAAAATAATGTACCTGTAACCGGGCAAATGGCTGTGTATGCACATGCTATTTCCAGATCAATCAAAAACGTATAACTTATAAATAAAGTTAAGAATCTAAAGGAGACTCGCTAAATGACTTCATATCTCAATGAAGAAATACTAAACAAGTGGAAGCCAATTCTAGAGCATGACGCTCTACCAAGAATTGGTGACTCACACCGCCGCGCCGTTACAGCTGTTCTACTCGAGAACACCGAGAAGGCTCTAACTGAAACACGTGGTTACGCCCCAACTTCTCTTCTAGAAGCTGGTGTTCCTGGTAACCAGACCGGTTCAGCCATCGACAACTACGACCCTGTACTAATCTCACTAGTACGTCGTACAATGCCAAATCTAATCGCGTATGACATCTGCGGCGTACAGCCAATGACAGGTCCAACAGGCCTAATCTTCGCGATGCGTTCACGTTATGCTAACCAGGCTGGTACAGAGGCTTTCTACAACGAAGCTAATACTGGTTTCTCTGGCCAAGCTTACATGGGTGTTTCCAACACAAACCTAGGTCTTGCTAACGGTAACGTTGGTAACGCTGGTGCGCCAACAGGCAACTCTGAGACATTCAACTTCGGCGGTGGTGCTACTACTGCTAAGTCTGAACAGCTCGGTGCTTCCGGTAACACAGCTTTCAACGAGATGGCTTTCTCAATCGAGAAGGTTACCGTAACAGCTAAGGCTCGTGCGCTAAAGGCTGAGTACACCCTAGAGCTAGCTCAGGACCTCAAGGCAATCCATGGCCTAGACGCTGAGACAGAACTCGCCAACATTCTCTCAACAGAGATCATGGCCGAGATCAACCGCGAAGTTGTTCGCACAGTAAACCTAACCGCCGTTCGTGGTGCCAACTCTGGCGTTACAACAGCTGGTACTTTCGACCTCGACACCGATTCAAACGGTCGTTGGATGGTTGAGAAGTTCAAGGGTCTAATGTTCCAGATCGAGCGTGAAGCTAACCAGATCGCGAAGGATACTCGTCGCGGTAAGGGCAACCTACTAATCTGCTCTTCTGACGTAGCTTCTGCTCTTCAGATGGCCGGTGTTCTCGATTATGCTCCTGCTCTAAACTCCAACAACCTACAGGTTGATGACACTGGTAACACCTTCGCTGGCGTTCTAAACGGTCGCGTTCGTGTATATGTTGACCCATATGCCACATCTGGCAACTACATGACAGTTGGTTATAAGGGTGGTTCAGCCTTCGATGCTGGTCTATTCTACTGCCCATATGTACCTCTACAGATGGTACGTGCGGTTGGTGAGGATAACTTCCAGCCACGTATTGGCTTCAAGACTCGATATGGTATGGCACCAAATCCATTCGCTAAGGGCGTAACCGAGGCTGATGCTAGTGCTACACTAGAGCAGAACTCCAACGTCTTCTATCGTCGCGTTACGGTCAGCAATCTAATGTAATATAAGATCCTGGTTAACAGGACTTACTTGGAAGGGGGCTTCGGCCCCCTTTCTTTTTATTTGAATCCTAAATATTGAAGGAGAAACAAACATGACATCTATAATTAATAATACTAATTTCCTTCCTATTGTAGGTTTTAGGTTTGGTATCAAAAAGCTACCAACTACAAACTATTTCGTACAGGCGGTAAATATTCCTGGTGTTGAGTTAGGTCTTGC